GTCGGGCCGATGACTATAATGGCCTTTGATATTGCACCTACTAGAAGATCTGGTGCTTTAGTTATGGGTCAATTAAAAGATGGCAAGATAGCAGTAGGTCTAGCCCAGTTATGGCAAAGCGAAGTAGCTGTAGACGAAGTTAAGATGGCTAGTGATATTAATGAGTGGGCAAAGAAGTACCATCCACACAAAATACTCTTTGACAAGTACGCCACACAAACTTTAGCTACAAAATTAGAACAAAGTGGCTGGCGTATCGAAGATTGCAGCGGCCAGGCTTTCTACCAGGCCTGCTCAGACTTATCAGATGCCCTGGCTAACGTTAGATTAGTTCATAGTGGTCAAGCGGACTTAGTACAGCACTTAAATAACTGTGCAGCTAAGACTAATGATGCTGGCTGGCGTATAATACGTAGAAAATCGGCTGGCGATGTTACAGCTGCAATAAGCCTTGCCATGGTTGTAAGTCAATTAACTAGGCCGCAACAAACTGCACAAATATTTGTCTAACTTGCACCATTAGTCCGTTTTATGGTATAAAGTATACCTATGGGTCTATTGTCTGCTTTGGGTATAAATAAAAAAACCGAAAACGTCCAAGCGCAATACGCCCCTGCCATTATGGACACAGCCTATGGCTATGGTTCATTTACAACTGGTGTTGGTAATTTTCCAGGTGGATTAGATAGAAATTTTGCTATGCAAGTACCTGCCGTTTCACGTTGCAGAAATCTTATAGCTGGTGTAGTTTCATACTTGCCATTAAAGCTTTACAAAAAGTCAAATGGTGAGGAGTTGGGGAACCCTCTTTGGATAGATCAACCAGACTATCGGCAACCAAGATCCGTCACCATATCATGGACTGTCGATAGTCTTATTTTCTATAATTTAGCGTATTGGCGTTGTACCGAACTTTTTGCGGATGACCTGCGCCCATCACGATTTGAATGGGTAGCAAACAATAGAGTTACATTTACTACAAATAAATTTGGTACAGAAATAGAAGAATACTTTGTAGATGGTGTAAGAGCGCCCATGTCTGGTATTGGAAGTTTAATTACATTCCAGGGATTAAATGGTGGCGGAGTTTTACAAAACGCAGCCCGAACAATACAAAGCGCATTAGATATTGAAAAGGCCGCAGCCGTAGCAGCCGCAACTCCAATGCCAAGTGGTTACATTAAAAATACTGGAGCAGATCTACCAGAGCAACAAGTATCAGGATTATTAGCACAATGGAAGCAAAGTAGACAAAATAGATCTACAGCATATTTGACTTCTACATTATCTTATGAAACCACAGGTTTTAGTCCTAAAGATATGATGTACAACGACAGCCAACAATACTTGGCTACACAAATTGCCAGATCCATGAACGTACCTGCTTGGTACATAAGTGCTGATATGAATAATTCGATGACTTACCAAAATATATTAGATTCTAGAAAAGAATTTGTGGCTTACACACTACAACCTTATATCTGCGCAATAGAAGATCGTTTAAGCATGGATGATATTACCCCTAGAGGCCATGTAGTTAAGTTTGCAGTAGAAGAATCATTTTTAAGAGCTGACACAATGAAGCGCCTAGAGGCATTAGAAAAAATGATGGCTTTAGGTTTAATCGATGTGGAAGATGCTAAAGAAATGGAACAAATGACACCTAACGGAAGAGAAGAAGATAATGAAACTTACATTCAGTAGCCACATAGAAGCTGCCGATACAGAGCGCAGAGTTATTGCTGGCAAGATCGTACCTTTCGAAGAGGTAGGCAATACTTCCGTTGGTAAGGTCGTATTTGCTAAAGGCTCAATCGACATCGGTGATCCAGGCAAGGTAAAAATGCTTATGCAGCATCGCCCAGAGAAACCAATTGGAAGAATGCAATCAAATTACAAAGAAGCAGAAGATGGCATTTACGCATCATTCAAAATTAGTAACTCCATGCAAGGACAAGATGCTTTAATACTTGCAAGCGAGCAATTAATCGATGGTTTGTCAGTAGGCGTGGATGTAAATAAGTCAATCCAGAAAAAAGATTATCTATATGTAACCAGCGCAACACTAAGAGAAGTAAGCCTGGTTGAGTCACCAGCATTCAGTGCTGCACAAGTAACTAAAGTTGCTGCTAGTGAAAACGAAGCAGAGGACACAAACCAAACAACAGAAAGCGAGGCTCCTGTGGAAGATTTAGCAACAGCGCCACAAGAAGCAAAGGCAGAGGCTGCTACTCCTACAGTAGAAGCTGCTCGCCCAACAATTACAGCACCATATATTTCTACAAAAGTGCGTACACCTATTCAATCAATGGGTGGATACACAGAGCATAAAATTAAAGCAGCATTAGGTAATGATGATTCAAAGTTATTTATCGCAGCTGCCGATGATTTTGCTAATAACGGATTAGGATTTAATCCAACACAATATCTAACAGAGTTTGTAACAAATACACGCTTTGGAACACCTGCAATTGATGCCTGTTCTCAAGGAACTTTGCCCCCAACAGGCCTTACAATTAATATTCCTTCACTTGTTACTTCAAGTGGTGGTGGAACTGGTGTAGCACCAACTGTAACTGTAGAAGCCGAAGGCGGCGCAGTGTCAAATACAGATATGGTCAGCGCCTATCTTTCTGGAACAGTATCTAAGTATTCTGGCATGAATACGCTATCTGTGGAGCTTCTAGAGCGCAGCGGATATCCTGGATTCTATGAGGAGTTGACAAACCAACTATCTCTAGCTTATTTGAAGACAATTGATACAACTGTATTAACTGCACTACTTGCAGCTGGTATGAATGGTACAAATACATCCGCAGATCTAGATGGAATTGTTGCATTTACAACTGAGGGTGCACGTACTATCTACTCAAACACAGGTTACTTTGCACAGAACTACATCGCTAACCCAGCACAATGGGGTGCGTTAATTGGTGCGCAAGATACAACAAAGCGCCCAGTATTTAATGCTCTACAACCTATGAACGCAGCTGGACAAGTTGGCCCACAATCAATTCGTGGTTCAGTATTAGGACTTGATCTATACGTAGACAAGAACTTCTCAGCAACTACATTTGATGATGATTCTGCCGTAATCCTTGCACCAGAAGCATTTACTGTATATCGCTCACCACAGGCTTACATGTCTGTTAACGTAGTATCAAACCTACAAGTACAGGTAGCAATCTACGGATACATGGCAACAATCGCCAAGATGCCTAACGGAATTATCAAGTACAAGAAGACCTGATAACACCCGATAATCAATTAAGTAATCTCTGGGGTTTAGTAGCCCTAGCCCCAGAGAGCTATTAGCAAAGGAGTAGAGATGCCAGCCACGTTTGTTACAACAGCGGAATTACGAGCGAATCTCGGAATTGGGTCTCTCTACTCCGATGCGACAGTGGAAGAATGTTGTCAATCGGCAGAAGACCTGATTAGCGAATATTTATGGCACAATGATGCCCCAGTAGTAGGCACAGCATTACAAGATAACGTGGCAACACTTATGCTGGCTAATCCAAACGCATTTGTAACAGGTCAGCAAATTACTGTAAGCGCTTGTGGTTCAACATTTAATGGCACTTACACAATCACTGGCACAATACCGCCAAGCACAGGCACTACTAATCTAATTCCAGTATTTATGTATCAATATGGCCAAGCCAATTACCCTAATGGTTATTCATTTGTGCAATATGCAAAAACAGCAGCTAATCAAAATTTTCATAAAGTAGTACCTTATGGCAACGCAAGAGGCCCAGAACACAAGACCCAATCTTATGCGAGCACCCCTGCAATACGAGAAGCTGCGATGATAATTGCAGTGGACATCTGGCAAGCAAGACAAGTGAGCCAGACTGGTGGGGTAGGCATGGATGGGATCAGTGCCAGCCCTTATCGAATGGGTTATCAGCTGATTAACCGAGTGCGTGGTCTCATCCAGCCGTATTCAAGTCCAGCATCACTGGTAGGCTAATGGCTGCCGTAACTACACTCCGTGGCACACTTGCAACAGCTTTAACTAACGCAGGTGTCTGGTCAGTATTCTCATACCCACCAGCTACATTATTGGCTAACAGCGTAGTAGTTACACCTAGCGATCCGTATTTAGTGCCAAGCAATAACACACAGATAACACTATCACCACTGGCTAATTTTAGAATTTTAATGGCAGTACCAGCATTTGACAATCAAGGCAACCTAAAAGGTATGGAAGATTTTATAGTAGCAGTAGTAACTAAACTAGCAGCATCATCTTTAGTTATGAATATATCAAGTGTCTCCGCTCCAGCTATAACAAGTGCGGCAAGTGGAGATTTATTAACGTCAGAAATAACAGTATCAATCCTAACGAGCTGGAGTTAAAATGAGCAAAGAAGAAGATTTAGCCTTCTTAATCAAGACAGGCCAAATAAAGGAAGAACCAAAAGGCAAGGCACAAACCAACAAGAATGACGAGGAGTAACAATGGCAATTTATTTAAATAATAACGTCGGCGTTAAGTTGGCAACAGCTGCTGCGCCTACAGTACCATCTATTGACATCAGCGCATACGTATCAAGCGCAGTAATTAACAAAGTGGTAGATGAGTTAGAAATTACAGCTATGGGAGACACAGCCCATAAGTACGTGGCTGGATTAGAAAACTCAACATTTACTATTGACTTTAACAATGACTGGGCATCAAGCCAAGTAATGCAAACTCTAAATGCAGCATTTGGTCAGACCCTATCAGTATCAGTAATTACTGTTAAAGGTACTGTCGTATCAGCCGCTAATCCATCCTACCAATTCTCAATTTTGGTAAATAACCTGACTCCACTAGGTCAGGGCGGCGTGGCTGAAATTGCTACCTCTTCAATGACCTTTACAGTAAACTCCGTGGTAACAGTATCGCCATCTGTGGCGTTCTAACTAAGGAGTAGTAATGGCAAAGCTAAAGATAACAAGGGCTAATGGTGATGTATCTGAGCACAAGATAACACCAGGTGTCGAGTACGCTTTCGAGTTAAAAAGAGGTATGGGAATTAGTAAGGCCTTGCGTGAAGATGAAAAGCAGTCAGATATATTCTGGCTGGCTTGGGAATGTTTACGCAGGGCTGGTGGTCAAGTATCTCTATCGTTTGATGAATTTATTGACAGCTTAGAAACTGTCGAGGTATTAGACGAAGAAAAAAAATAACACGCCCAGATTCTTTAGTTTATAGCATCGCTGCATTAAGCGTTGAAACTGGGATAGCGCCAAGTGAATTTATTAACATGGATTCAGAAATGATTAACGCAATAGTTCAGGTTTTAAATGATAGAGCCAGGAAGGTCAGAGATGCCAGTAGAAATCGTAGGCGTTAAAGACGTTATCAATGGCTTAACATTTATTGATGAAGATATGTATAGGCGTGTCAAATTAGCCGTAGAGCCTGTTATGAAGGGCGTAGAAGCTAAGGCTAAAGGATTTGTCGTAAGTAATAATGAAGTACTGTCTGGC